AAGAGTATGAATAATCTCAAGGAGAAATTGTCCGGTTTGGACATTCGAGTTGAGAGACAAAAGAATGAAGTAATCGTTGAGGCACCTAAGCCTCGTTATGAAGGAACTGAACTTGCTGATACAGCACGTAAAGTTTATCGTGAGAATATCAAACCTGTTGTGACGTCAGACAAGGTTGCTGTTAGAGATCAGCCTTCTACTATTGCTAGTAGAGCCAATGTTAGAGCTCTATCTCGCTCTCTTGCAGGTATGAGGAGTTCTGGTAATGAAGGAAAGACCTCGCCTGTTGGACCCAACGGAGTCGGCAATGTGGGGAAACCTAGCCCGACTGGTGATAATGGCGTTGGTAACGTGTCTGGTCCTGTCGGCAGCTATTACGCACTGACAACCGATATGACTCTTGAGGAGTATGAGGCACACGTTCAGAGTATCTTCGAAGGTGAAGATTGCGATTGCAAGCACGATAAGGAAGAGAAGACAAAGAAAGAAATTAAGGCAAGAGGCGGTCCTCCTGGTTACCCAGACACTTCTAAGAAGACAACCAAGGAAGATGTAGTTCACGAGTTAGAGCAGCGTCTCGTTACTCTTGGAAGCACAGATTGGATCGTAGTCGATCAAGTTCTGCGTGAGATGGCAAGAGAACTCGATGTAGCACCTATCACACTGTCTCGTGAATTCAGATCAATTCACGGAATGTATCCTGACAAGTGGATCAAAGAGCATCTAGATTTAGAAGTCTGTGGTTATATGCCACTAGAAGAAGCAGTAAGACTGAATAAGGTNGGTAANGTATANGAAGTCACCTTTATGTTCCGTGGTGGAACTAATAGACTGAAGTTCTTCTGGCCTCATCCTGGTGATGCAAGTAAAGAACAGATGCAGTATGAAGTAGAGAAGTTCTGGCCTAAAGGCAGAGTTCTTGCTTTCTATCCTACGATTGACAACGATCAGAACTCAAACTATATGGTGATGGCACCTCCTATGACGGAGAACTATCAATTCTTACAACCTGAAGATTGGAATGAGGTTTCTGAANAGACATCTGAAATCATGAAAATGATTTATGAAGANGAAGGAGAACCAGTTTCTCCTGTGTATGCAGAAGAAGAAGGTTATTTTGTAATCATTGAGGATCATGAGACTGGTGAAGAGAGACAGGTGATGTTCACTGAAGGTGGACTTCACGCCTGGTTCTCCAAATCAAAATCTAAAGATGGCAAAGGTGGTTGGGTACAATCTGATGGTTCTACCTGTGCTCGTAAGCCTGGACAGACATCAGCACCTAAGTGTTATTCTTCTCAGAGATTAGCTGCTCTGAAGAGATCACCTGAAGGCAAGAAGAAGATTAGAAGTGCTGATTCTCGTAAGAAGAGTCAGGATTCTGGACAGTCTTCTAAGTCAGGTGCAGCTAAACCAACAATGGTGAAGACATTCACTGATCCTAAAGACAAGAAGAAGTATAGATCAGGTGATCAAACTCTGAAAGATGAGTCATATGATCCTACTATTGATGAAGCTTGCTGGGCNGGTTATACTCAGAAGGGNANNAAGACTATGTTTGGTAANCAGTATCCTAACTGTGTGAAGAAAGGCAAGACTAAGAAGGAAGAGGTAGAGTATGTGGATGAAAATGTTGGAATTGGTGGTAACAGGAGAGCAAACAATGCTCCCGTCCCTCAAAGAGTAGGATCTGCTGAGGCTCAAAAAATTAGAGATGATGCCAAACCCAAGCCCGAACCCGAAAAACCTGATCAGAGAGCCAATAAACAGTGGCAAAATAATTATCAACCAGTTAATAAGGATGGAAAGAAAGCAGGAGGACCAGGTAGAGGTCCCGGTCTCGACATCGAGGCAGCAAATAAGATTAGGGCAAGGTTGGGTAAAGGTCCTATTACTAAGAAAGAAGAAAATGAGATGCTAGATGGTTTGAAAACCATCAGTGAAGATGTTTGTCCAGTATGTGGATTTGATCCCTGTCAGTGCTTAGAAGGTTCTGTTGACTTAGTCACAGAAGGTGGCATCAAGAGTGGTCACAAGAGACCCACAGATCAAGGTGCAGGATTGACACAGAAAGGTGTTGATGCTGAGAACGCTAAGACAGGTGGCAATCTTCAGACAGCTGTTACAACTCCTCCTTCTAAACTGAAGGCAGGTTCTAAGGCAGCTGGACGAAGGAAGTCATTCTGTGCTAGAAGTAAATCATGGAACGGAGAAAGAGGTAAGGCTGCACGTAGTCGCTGGAACTGCTAATGACTGATCATCACTCTATCTCAGACGACACTAAAGTCGCAATGCCTATCCGCAACATCATCTCAATTGTAGGTGCTGTTGCTGTTTCTACTTGGGCTTATAGTGGAGTCATAGAACGACTCAATAGAATTGAAACAACTCTAGAAGTAAAAGCTGAAGCTATTGAACTGAACTCTGAGTTTAGAATCAACTGGCCAAGAGGAACGATGGGAACACTTCCATCGGACTCCGCGCAAGACAGAGAGATTGCTCAGTTACAAGTTGAACTTGAGCGCGTCATGGAAGAGGTCGAAGAAAACGACACTTGGATCGATGAGTTCAGGCCACCAGATGATGTTCAAAGTGCTGTGGACTCAGTTAGACAGATAGAAATTAGATTAGCAATCATTGAGGAAAGAATATCACAACTAAAAACACAATAATGTACTGGGTACATTATTGTCCTCTGAGATCACCTCTTCTTCTTAACGAGCAACAAACCAAAGTTTATACACAGATGATGGTGGCAGTTCAGAAGGGAACACCTTATATTACTAAAGCATTTTGAAATACATTGTTATACTAGACAGTTCAATACTCCTCCTTGTACTGGCAACTTGTGCTGCCATCGTTTATGTTGTTGGGTACTACGATAAATAATTAAAACACTGGTAGATTATGCTTTCGACTCAATACAGGCAGCGCCTTGAGTTTATCTGTGCTAAGATTGCAAAGGGCGAAGAAGTAAAGTTAGAAGATATGATTTGGGCAACTAAACTTGCCAAGGCAAACCGTTCTGCAGGTGAGATGCTTCGCCGAGCTAGACGAGTTGCAAAGAATCCTGATATGACTAAAGGAGGTATGGATGATTTTATGACGAGGATGGACTTAGGTGATCCCGATTCATCCAATCATAAAAAGGGATTTGCTAATGCAGATGAAATTAATGAATGGTTTCATCACGAGAAAACTGATGACTGGAGGCAACGTGACTAAGAAACAATATAAGCAATTGCTGCTAGACCACTTTCGCAGAGCAATTAGATAAACTCACAGTGAAGGAACTGAAGGAACTTGCTGCGAGACACACATAATGGCTGAGAATACTGCATACAAAGCCAACCCCCTTCTTAAAACAGAGGGGAGTAGAAATACCTTATTCTAAACAACAGATTAAGGAAGTTATTAAGTGTTCTAATGATCCTGAATATTTCTTAGAACATTACATCAAAGTCATCTCATTGGATGATGGTATTATTCCATTCATTCCTTATCCGTTCCAGAGAGAACTGATTGAGAGTTTTCACGATAATCGATTTACTATCTGTAAGTTGCCTCGTCAGTCTGGTAAGTCAGTGACGGTTACTGCTTACCTTATTCACCAGGCAATCTTTAGAGATAATATCAACGTTGCTATTCTTGCTAACAAGCGAGAGACGGCATATGAATTGATGGCGAAGTTACAGACGTCTTATGAAAACCTTCCTAAGTGGATGCAACAAGGTGTCCTCGCTTGGAACAAAGGATCTATTGAACTTGAGAATGGTTCTAGAGTTACTGCAAGTTCCACTTCATCATCGGCTGTCCGTGGTTTTTCGTATAACATCGTTATGCTGGACGAATTCGCGTTCGTTCCGACAAACGTTGCTGACGACTTCTTCAGCTCTGTATATCCTACTATCTCCTCTGGTAAAAGTACCAAGGTAATCATCGTCTCCACGCCTAACGGGATGAACCACTTCTATAAGTTGTGGCACGATGCTGAGAAAGGTAAGAACTCTTATAATCATATTGAAGCACATTGGAGTGAGGTTCCTGGTAGAGATGAGAAGTGGCGACAAGAAACAATTGCAAACACCAGTGAACAACAGTTCGCACAAGAATTTGAGTGCGACTTCATTGGTTCTGCAGGAACACTTATTGCTCCATCCAAACTCAAGACACTAGTCTATGAAGAACCAGAAGAGAGTTCTGGTGGACTTGACATCTACGAGTATCCTAAGAAGGAACACGAGTATCTGATGACAGTGGATGTCTCACGAGGAATGAGACTGGATTATTCTGCATTTTTAATCTTTGATATTACTTCTTATCCTCATAGGTTGATTGGAAAGTATAGAAATAACGAGATTAAACCTATGTTGTTTCCTGATATCATTGTTCAGGTAGCAAAGAGATATAATAATGCTTGGGTATTGTGCGAAGTAAATGACATTGGAGATCAGGTTGCCTCTATTATCTTCTATGATATGGAGTATGAAAATATTCTAATGACTTCTATGAGAGGTAGAGCAGGACAAGTTCTAGGACACGGATTCTCTGGTGGTAAGACACAATTAGGATTGAAGATGGCGAAGGCACCTAAGAAACTAGGTTGTTCTAACTTGAAACAGATGGTAGAGAGTGATAAGATTCTCTTTAAAGACTTTCAGATCATTAATGAACTGACTACCTTTATTGAAAAGAAGAACTCCTTTGAAGCAGAGGATGGATGTCACGATGACTTGGTGATGTGTCTGGTGATGTATGCTTGGGCAGTAGCACAGGATTACTTCAGAGAGATGACAGATCAGAATGTCAGAGAGGAACTCTATGAGAAAGATAAGAGTCAGTTAGAAGAAGATATGGCACCGTTTGGATTCATTGTAGATGGATTGGATGAGGATCAGGAGGTCACAGACGGTGAGGTGTGGACTAAGACTACCTGGGATGAGGATCCGTATTGGGACAAATACAAACCAAAGATAGATGAATATGGGATGGCAAACAGTGATTGGCAGTTTGCTGGCAACACTCAAAACAACGATTGGTACTAACTGAGTTTTTATCTTCTTCTACCACCTTACATTAGGTGTCATATTGAATCACGTAGTCTCTATGAAAGTATAGTTTTCTCTAAATAGTAGAGATAATTCCTATTATCGGAGATAATACAGATGGTTATTAAAACCGCTTCTCCAGGTGTGATCGTCAATGAGATCGATCTTACTAGGGGAACTAGTGATGCTATCACTACGAACGTTGGTGGTTTTGTTGGTCCTTTTGCGAAAGGACCTGTTGATGAGTTAGTGCTCATTGAAACAGAAGCCGAGCTTCAGAGAACATTTGGAGATCCAACTACAGAGAACGCAGAATACTGGTATACAGTTTCTAACTTCCTTGAGTATGGTGGTGTGTGTTATGTTATTCGTTGTAGTGACTCAGCCTCTACTGGCTCAGCTCAGACAATGAAGAACGCCGCTGATACCGGCACAGCACCTTATATCAAGAATAAAACAGATTTTGATGAGAACTACTACCTCTCAGCAGGATCCACTTCCCACTTCGTATCAGTAACTCCTGGTGTGTGGGGCGATTCTATTGGAGTCAGTGTCATTGATGCTGGTGCAGATTGGATTTACAATCTCGCCACGACAGGCAAATTTGATTTAAATACTGGATCAGCAGCTGCTGACACCGTTGCTTTTTCATCTTCAATAGCTCCTGGTCAACAGACTTCAGTTTANAACCAGGTNAAGGCACCNGCATTTNCTGAACCTACACCTTTTGCATCAGTTGAACTGAGATCCACTTCTAACGTCGCCGCACTTACAGGTGAAGTTAGTATGGATGGTGTCACCACTTCTACAAGTAGAGTGTTGTTGACAGCTCAGACTGACGCTTCAGAGAACGGTATCTATGTTACAGCTGCAGACGCCTGGGCAAGAGCCGCTGATGCTGACGCATCTTCTGACTTTGAGTTTGCTAAGAAAGTCACTGTGACTGCTGGTACAGCAGGTGGTAGCGACGTATGGTATTACAAAGGTTCTGACTCTCCTGTTGTTGGAACTGCGAATCTACAATTTGTTCTGGTGAATCCCTCACCTAATGCTATCGTACTTGGCGAAGTAGTTCAACTCGGTGTTCCTACTGGAAGCCCAGCTCAAGTTCCTACTGGTATTGTTGCAGGTATTGATACAACAAACAGTGTCTACACCATTCTGGTGACTGCTGGCGATAACTTTATTGATAATTGTGCAATCGGTACTTCATTCCTTCAGAAGAGTGATGGTACTGAACTAACTGCTCCTATCACAGCTGTTGAGCCTTACTTCAAAACTGAGATGTATGAGGCATATTCAGCATCTTATGCGAATAGAATCAACATCATCAACAACACGCAGCAATACACAGCTGCACAGGGTACTTCACTTTTTGGATGGACTACCAAGCCAACTCCTGGTTTGATTGCTACATCTGGAACAGATACCACTTACGTTTTTTCAAACGTAAACGGCAATTGGAACGCAGTTTTCAATCCTTCTGCTGGATTCAGAGTATCTGACGGAACAACAGTCTTCGTTCTAACAAGTGCATCTGATTGGTACAATTCACAGGTTGCACTGGAAGGTATTCCCTGGTATCGTTTCGCTTCACGTCCTACAACTTCTTTGAACGCTATCGCAAGAGGCGCTAAGAACGACGCAATGAACATCATCGTGTATGATGCGACTGGCGATCTGACTGGTTCTAAGGGCAACACACTGGAACAGTACATTGGTGTATCTAAACTTTCTGGAGCACTTACTCCTGAAGGTGAGAGAAACTTCTACGAAGATGTTATCAACACTCGTTCAGCTTTCGTCTACGCTAATCAACCTATTACTTGGACTGCAGTTGCTGATAGTCTGAACGCTGGGGATGTCTCAGTTGGTGTCAAGATTGGTAACGGAGTCGTTGCTGGTTACATCGAACAGAAAGATTATCTTCTTACTGGTGGTGTTGATAACCTGAATGTTACTCTTGGTGAGAGACAGGTTGCTTACAACAAGTTTGCAACTGAGAACGTTTCTACTCTCGACTACATCCTTCAAGGACCTGCAGGTGCTAACCTTCAAGAATCAACCGCTATCGGTAACTTCTTGATTAACATCTGTGAAGAGAGAAGAGATTGCATGTGCTTCCTCTCACCACCTCGTTCTTACGTGGTTGGTCAGTCTGACTCAGAGACTGTTACTAATAGTCTTCAAGTCTGGGCAGACAGTCTTACTTCTTCCTCCTACGCTGTGTTTGACAGTGGTTACAAGTACACCTTCGATAGGTTCAATGACGTTTATCGTTACGTTCCATTGAATGGTGACACTGCTGGAACCCTGGTATTCACTGCTATTGAAGCTGAACCTTACTACTCTCCCGCTGGTGTATCCAGAGGACAGATTCGTAACGTCGTGAAGCTTCCTTACAACCCCAGTAAGTCACAAAGAGATATCTTGTATTCTGCAAGAATCAATCCCGTCGTGACATTCCCTGGTGAAGGTACTATCCTCTTCGGAGACAAGACCGCCCTGGGTTACTCCTCAGCATTTGATCGCATCAACGTTAGAAGGCTCTTCCTTGTCGTTGAAAAAGAGATCGCTGAGATCGCCCGTGTTAACCTGTTCGAGTTCAACGATGATGTAACTCGCACACTGTTTAAGAACAACGTTAACCCATTCCTCAGAGACATTCAGTCCAAGCGTGGAATGTATGACTTCCTGGTAGTTTGTGATCAGACAAATAACTCACCTGAGATCATTGATCGCAACGAGTTTATTGCTGACATCTACATTAAGCCTGCTAAGTCTATCAACTTCATCACTCTGAACTTCATCGCAACGAAGACAGGGGCAACCTTCGATGAGTCTGTCGGACTCTTCAGAGGAACCACAAGCACAACCGGCGCTTAATTAACAATGGCATATCCAAGAAGTATCGAAGAGTTTAAANCCGTCCTTCAAGGTGGTGGGGTTCGCCCCACCATGTTCCAGGTGGAAATGGCTTTCCCAGATGCAGTGGTTGTCGATCCTACCCAGGCCGACAACGAAGGTACTTACCTCATCAAAGCTGCTCAACTACCCGCATCTAGTGTGGGCTTCGTAGAAGTTCCATTTAGAGGACGCAAACTGAAAGTATCTGGCGACAGAACTTTCGAAGACTGGTCAGTAACAGTCACTAATGACGTTTCATTCGGACTCCGTAAAGGATTCGAGAAGTGGTCAGAGCTTATTCAGAACATGAACTTCGCTCTCGGCGCTAACGAACTGAACGATTATTTCGCTTCAGCAGTTGTTAGACAACTCGACCGCGACGGCAACCAACTCAGAGCTTATCGCTTTGAAGGCATTTGGCCTACAGCTGTAGATGCAATCGAATTAAGTTTTGATAGCACAGACACAGTT